CGATCCTTCTAATATTATTTATAGAAGTTTGTGGGAGTTTAAGCTCATGAAGTATTTAGATTCCCATTCACAGATAGTTAAGTGGTCATCCGAAGAATTTTGCATACCATATCGCAGTCCAATAGACAGAAGAATGCATAGATACTTCCCAGATTTCTGGGTTGAGAAGGATAATGGAGAGCAATTAGTGATAGAAGTTAAACCAAAACAACAGTTAGTTCCGCCTAAAAAGCCTAAAAGACAGACGAAAAAATACCTAAAAGAGATGCATACCTATGCTATAAACATGAGAAAGTTTGAAGTTGCTAAAGAGTTTTGCGAGAATAAAGGTATGAAATGGATGATAATGACACAAGATAATCTAGGAGTTATAAGCTAATGCCTGCATATTTTTTCCAAAGAGCTATAGATATGGCTCAAGAAGACTTTGAGCAAGAGCTTAAATCTATGCGTGCCTTGTATGAAGGCGATATTAGACCAGTAGAAAGAATAAGAGAGATAGCTCAAGAACAAGATGACGTTAATCCTAATCAATTGTTAGTTGGTACTGGAAGAACAAAACGATTATTAAGTGGCAGATTGTATATGTTCAATTATAGAAATCCTATAGCAAAGAACGAATTACCTTATTATGATATGTACCCAGTCGTACTTGTAATAAGACATCAGCCTTCAAAAGGATACTTTCAAGGATTAAACTTTCATTATCTGCCACCAAAATATAGAGCAGAGCTATTAGATGAGTTATATCGATACATGATAAACGAAGGAACAGAAGGTGATAATATTAGTACAACTATTAGAGCACGCCTATCGCCAAGAGTAAATTATGAGTTTATGAAGAAGAGAAGAAACATGATGTCTTTTAAACCATTGTTTAGAAGATATAACATTGATAGAGTGATTGGACAATATCTATATGTTCCACCTAAGGCTTGGGATGTAATAACAATGATGCCTGTAGCTCGTTTCAGAAAAAGAGGCATAAATAGTGTATGGATGGATAGTCTGGCAGACAGACGTAAAAGGAAGTAATGGCAAAATTAGCAGACATAGGAAAAACCTTATTTAATTTGGGCAAAGGTATTGGCCTGAATAAAGATCGTGTGGGTGCTCAACAGCCATATAGTTTAGATAAGTTCATTGGTAAGCTGCAAGAAAGAAACAGCTTAATGAGAGCTAATAGATATATTGTTGAGATTGCTCCTCCAGGATGGGCTAATGGTGAAGATACTGATACAGTTCAAAATATTGTATTTTTCTGTGAAGCAGTTAACTTACCTGGTGCAACTATTACTCCTATGGATCACAAAAGATTAGGTGTAGGTCCATTTGATAGAAGACCTACAATGGTTATACCTGCTGAGATATCAGCATCATTTATGTTAGATCAAGCTGGAAGAAATTTAGCATTCTTTCAGAAATGGATATCACATCTTGTTATGATGGATAACAGATCTCCTAATGCTATTAGATCAAGCGATTCAGCTGCATTTGGACAAATAGCATATAGAGATACTTACTTGTCTCCTACCATGAAAATTCATACAATTGATTCTGCTGGCAATCATATTGCAACCTTAACAGCACATGAAGTCTGGCCTTCACTATTAGGTGATGTAACACTTGGCTGGACACAGAATGACGAATTTGCTAGAGTGCAAGTTAACTTCCAATTAAGGTATTGGACTACAGAAGAATTTGAACCTACTGCTCCTGGATTAGAAAAGGAGTTAAGTGGATTTGAAAGATTAATTAGATTAGGTACAAGTGGTACCGCTTTATTAGCATCAATGAAAAAACCAAACAATGTAGGAGATGCTATAAATATAATAAGTAACGCTCAAACTTTCCTAGGATCAATTGGTGGAAAGAGAAGCGGTGGATAATAATGGAGAAATATAATGGCTTTACCAAAGATACAGCAGCCGCTGTTTGATTATACATTACCGGTTAGTAAAATAGATATAACTTATAGACCTTTCTTGGTCGGTGAGGAAAAGATTTTATTAATGGGTAAGGAGCAAGATGCCAAAGCTCAAATAAAAGCAATGAAACAAATCATCACTAATGTGATACAAACGCCTGAAGATATTAAGGTGGATGATCTTACCACAGTAGATGTTGAAATGTTATTCATAAAACTAAGAGCAGCGTCTGTTCAAAACGTTGTTGAATTGAAGTACAGAGATACTGAAGATAATAAAACATATGACTTTAATGTTGATCTGGACGAACTTGAACCTGTTATTGATGAAGATAGGTCATATGAAGTTGACTTAGATGGAAATATTGGAATTAGATTAAAGGATCCAACAATAGGTCTTTTATCTAAACTCGGTCTCAACCTAGAACAAGGTCAAGAGATGGACAATGAATCTATCTATAAGTTGATTGCAGGATGTATTGAATCAGTATGGGACAGTGAAGAAGTATACGATAACTTCACTCAAAAAGATGCTTTGGAATTTTTGCAAAGTATGGATGTTAATAGGTTCAAAAAGGTTCAAGAATTCTTTGAACGTGCACCTAAATTAACATACGAACTCAACTATAAAAATGAGTTAGGTAATAAAAGAAATATCAAGTTAGAAGGTCTATCTGATTTTTTTTAATGTTGCTGAGCCATAATACGCTCGCAAATTATTACTCAACAGTTTTTGCACTGGTTCAGCATCATAAATATAGTATAACGGAAGTAGAGAGATTGATACCCTATGAACGGGATATCTATATTTCGATGCTACAAGAGTTTCTCAAAAAGGAGAAAGAAAGACAAGAACAGAGAGCAGCCCAACAAAGGTCCTCTATGCGAAAAAATTATTAGGAGTAATAATGGCAGACGAAAGATTTAGTGGCGATATGTCACGAAACGAAGTCGAAATGGATTTAAGTAAATTCATGGAGATGATACAAGAAAATGCCGCTCTAAAAGATGAAATACGTGATTTAAAGGCAAACGATACTGTTAATCCATGGCAGAAATGGGTACACTTAGCACGTACAATTGATGCATGGAGAATATGGCCAAGAGCCTTCTTAACAGTTTACATAGTATTGGTATACTATGCAGCAATGTGGTTTATGGAGTTAGATGCTCCTACAATGGAACAATCAGGTTTAATTAGTATCTTAGTTGGTGCTGGTGCTGCTTGGTTTGGTTTATATGTAAACTCAGCTGCAAAAGAACACGACATTAATAACAGTAAGTAATTAAATGGCTAATCCACTACCAGTTATCATTCACGAAGACAAAGTAGGAATCAAAGATTCAGTAATTGATCTTAAAGGTTCCCTGCAAGGTCTTACTTTTCAAATAGCTTCTAACACAAAAGATACTAGAGATCATTTAGGTAAGATTGCTGTAAGAATGATGCAGATAGTGGATGCAGTCAAACCAGAAGAGGCTGGAACAGATTTAGTTCCAGCTGATCAAGAAGTTGGAACAGAGGTAGTTCCTGCTACTGAAGCAGGTGAACAACCTGATGCTACAAGACTATTAGAAGAGATAGCTACTAACACAAGAGCAACGGCATTTGCTACTGCTAAAGTATATGAAGCTATAACAATGGCTAATAGAGAAGCAGCAGAAGATGTACTTGATCCAAATGATGCAGAACCTGTTGATGATAACCCAGATGCATTACCGCCACCAACTGGTGGAGCTGGAGATGACAAAGCTCCTAAAGGTGTAATGGACTTCCTTGCTATAATATTTGGAACCCTTCTTGGTGCTATACAAGGTATGATCGGAGGTTTTGTAAAAGCATTTAAGCTAATGATCAACAAGCCTCTTGCAGCTCTTGGTAAAGTGTTCTCAAAAATATTTCCAAAGACTGCTGCTAACATTAGTAAGGTTTTTGCTAATATTACAAAGACATTTAGAACGATAGGATCGTCAATAGCTAATATGGCTAAGACTATCAAAGGTTTTGTTATGAAACCATTCCAGATTATTGGAAATGTATTTGCTAAAATAGGTAAGACAGGAAAGGCGCTGGTGGTATATTCAATATTATCTTCAAATGAGTAAAAAGTTTTACGAACATATTTAAGAGTATTGGCGGCTTTATGTCTAAGATAGGAAGAGTCGCAGGAATGGTAGCAAAGTTAGTAGGTAAAATATTCTTTCCACTAACTGTATTGATGGCTTCATTTGATACAATCAAAGGTGCTATAGAAGGATTCACTAAAACGGAAGGTTCATTGATGGATAAAATATTCGGAGCTCTTGTTGGAGCTTTCGGAGCATTGTATGACTTCTTTATATCATTCCCAATAAACTTAGTTAAAAATTTATTCAGCTGGGTAGCTGGTATGTTAGGATTTGATAAGTTAAAAGAAACTCTTGATGGATTTGAGTTTTCATTTGATTGGATGATTGAAACATTAATGGGATTTGTTACTAATATTAAAAATTGGTTCTTAGGTGGTATTGCTAAAATAGGTGTACCGCCTTTCAAATTTACAATATGGAATCCTGTAGGTAAAGATTGGGAAGTTGGATTTGATGGTTACTATCCTTTCAAAGGCATGGCACAAGGTGATGTTGAAATGGGGCAGACAGATACTTCTGCAGCTGAAGATACTTCTTCAAGTCGAAGTTCAGCACCGTCACAAACTGAGACTGGTGTAATGGATATGGAAGGTTTAGATGAAGACCAGTTTGTTAGAATACGTAATATATTATCACCAAGTATACCAGGCGACACTCTACTAGTATCTAAAACTCCAGATGCACAAGGCGCTTATAAGTTGGTTACTGAAGATGGTGGATATGCTAACATAATGGATGATTCAGGTGCAATAGCTAAAATGGTTGAAAGTGTTGGAAAAACAGCTAGCCTTGAAGGAACAGATCCAAGTACTGGTGATAATATTGCAGGAGGCACTGCAGATCTAAATGATGCAACTTCATTAGCTAATCAAAGTGGCGGTACGAATATAGG